TTGTTCCCATATACACACTGCAAACGACCTAGGCGCTAAATCTATGCTGACTGGTATCATTTCACCACCTCAGTTAGGCCATGCCAATCATTTATTCTTAAGCCTGCTAGCTTCCTGTCATGCGGTATATACCATGATCGTAAGCCAAGGTGCAGGCCAGTATAACAGCGGCCCCTGGTGAGGCCATAACGGGTTTTTTCTTTGCGTAGTCGGTAAATCATTATTTTTTATCCTTACGGGTTGCTTTCTTTTTTCCTGTGTAGCATGAGACACATTGTAGCGCCTCGGCATTTTTTGCTAGTAGTTCCGTGGGCTTAAGTGTACCACAAGTGTTGCACGGTTGCACTGTCATAGTTCTATCACTCTCTCTATGTCGTATACAATTTTTGATAGCTTGTTTGCACGCTCTATCAAAGATTGTGCAAGCAATACGGCTTCTTTTTCGTTAACCGCTGACACTGTAAGCTCTACAGTTACGCCATAGTCTTTCAGTTCAGGTTCATATAGTTCATCCTGTAGCGCCTCAATTGCCGCAGCGTCTGCGCGTTCCCGTGCTGCATCAATGTTGCCAATGACTTGCCCTAGTGTATTGAATAAATCCATAGTCTTTTGTTCCTTAGTTAGTGAGTCCGATTAGCATAGCCCAGACAATCCAAACAAACAAGACACCGGACAGCATGATGCTACCGTTGGTTGTTGCCCTATAGATTGCTTCTTGCCTTCTTTCTTCTTCTCTTTCTTCGCGTATGGTCTTTGTGTAGTCTTTTTTCATTGCTTTAGGTCTCCCCTAGTGAATCCAAAGCGAGCCAAAGACTGCACAAGATGATTCTCTATCAGATCATCCTGATTTTCGTGTCTCTTTGTGCGTGGCTCAATGTCGCTATGGGCTATCTGTAGGCGCATGTCGGGCAATTCTTCGCGGAAAAGTCTTATGTTAAAGAATGGCCCAGCGGCGCTGTCTACTGTCTCAATGGTGGCGAATGTGTCGCCTAGTGTGTTTGTTGCGGTTCTCATGCTTCTATGCCCCCTGTCGGTATGTTAGCGATTAAAGTATTACCGTTATCCGTTACTATTTGCAAATGATAATATCTCTCATTCTCCCAGCCTACGTTGTAGCACCAATCCCTTGCTTTGTCCTCGGTGCTAAATTTATATAGGTCTTCGCTGCCATCATGTAGTTTTGCGTTTACGTAGTAGGTCATGCTGTTATGCCTCCTTTGCATGTATGTCGAATTGTTTATGAATCAGTTTCAAATCAAGCCTGCCATACTCACTGACCGTTAAAAACCCAGCGTTATAGATACGTTCTAAACTACGTTCTAAGCGTTCTAGTTCTTGGATTGTGTTTGCCTTGTTTAAGCGTTGCAATACTGCTTTGTATTCTTCTGACATGTCTACACCTCGCCGACTAAGTTGTACAGATCATCCTGTGGCACTAACTCCACACAATCAGAGACGGCAGCTAACCACTTGTTAAGGTGCTTGCTAGTAGTCACTGACCACTTCTTCTCTGTGCGTATGTAGCGCCCACTAGGAAGCATTGCCGCAACTGGTGTTTCGTAGCTGAAGAATACCACAGCGCCACAGGGCAAGCTGAGTTCTGTCTGGTTCGATGCAATTTGACGTAGTTTCATTTTTTAGTCCTCTGTTGCTAAGAATTGGATGATGAGTGCGGTGGCCCAGTCAATCCTTCGTTGTTTTGTTGTTTCCGTTTCCGGCATGAAATCCCTGCCAGCGCATATGTCAAACCATTGCGCGGCAAAGCGATCTAGCTTTTTTGTAGTGTCCATTGTCTATCCTTCTTTTGTTGTGTTGTGATTGGCGTAATGCTGCCACTGATAACCCCTGAATGCAAGGGTTATCTATAGAGCACTAGGCTAAGGTTACTCCTCGTCTTCGTAGGTTTCCTGAATGAACGTAACATCAAAGCTCGCTTTCCAGTTAATCAACTCAATTGAACCATCCCAGCCTTTTTCCACTAGGGCATCATGTAGAACGTTTTGGATCATTTGGTTCAACTTTTCGCCCATGAATGCCTGAAACTCTTTATCGGTTGAATGAACGAATTGCTGCTCGGTTGTCTGTATTGCCATTGTTTTTCCTCGTTTCGTTTAATGTGGAGCCATGATGCCGGAGCACTAACACAAAGACAAGGTTTTTCTTAGATCATATTGTTATATGCACTGGTGTTCTTATGTCTACCTGTGAGAACCTCATTGGCTACTATATAGACATTCACTCTTTAGTATTCTCAAGTCCTCTCAAGCTAACCATTAGCCTACGTGGTGTATACCCATAGGCCCCTTAGTCTAACTGTTGTAATCTATTGCGCACCTAAGTCTAACGGTTAGGCTCTTTGGTGCGCCTTAGTCTAACTGTTGTACTCTGTGGCAAACCTTAGACTAACTGTTGTGGCATGGGGCTAACGATAAAGGTACGGGGGGCCGCTGGCGCTGATGTTAATTATTGTAGTAGGCACTCAGGTTCTCAAAAGTAAAAATTAGAAAACTACAGTAAAATAATAAAAAAGTAAGTAATTACTAACTTATGTAACCTCTTGAATACACAAGAAAAGTTAAAACTTAGATCAAGTCAAGAAAATAACAGTAAAAAGTACTTGACAAATGCTAAAAAATATGCTATAATAAATAGGTATTCTTAGATAGTTTAAGGTAAATACATTATGGATAATCAAGATGATCCTCCTAAAAGGAAGCGAGGTAGACCAAGGAAAGATGAGGTAGTTAAGAAAACTACTGGCTCTAGAGGTAAGGTAGGTAGACCTAAAGGTGATGCTTCAATTATCAATGAGTATAAAGCTAGGATGTTAGCTAGTCCTAAGTCTCGTAGAGTACTAGATAGTATATTTGATGCAGCACTAAATGATGACCATAAGAATCAAGCAGCAGCTTGGAAGCTAGTTATGGATCGTATGCTGCCCTTGAGTTACTTTGAGAAAGATAGTGCCGGTGGGCGCTCAGCAGTATCCATTACAATTTCAGGTATAGGTAGTGGCTCAGTTGAGACTGATGTTACACCTAATGACCCTATAGAAGGAGAATACACAGATGTTTAAGTACTTCAGTAGGGATGAGTTTGTATGTAAAGAAACAGGTGAGAATGAAATTGAGGATGAGCTAATCTTTGCCTTAGATGAGCTTAGAGAGCACTGTGGTTTCCCTTTTGTAATCACAAGTGGCTATAGATCACCTGACCATCCTATTGAACTAAAGAAAAAGACTCCCGGTACACATGCACAGGGTATTGCAGCAGACATAGCTGTATCCTCTGGGCTACAAAGGTACACTATAGTAAAGAATGCTGTTAAGTTAGGCTTTACTGGTATTGGTGTAGCTGGTGGCTTTGTGCATGTAGACATTAGAGCTACTGATGCACCTGTAATGTGGACATATAGTTAGTGAACACTAACAAAGACTACCTAAAGACTTTAGCACAACAAGAAGATCTAAACTGGGACGGTGATCCTGAGTTAGACGTAGAGTATGAGTGTGTAGAGGAAAAAGACCTTGATGAGTATGTAGTCAAGTGGTTTTATGACTAATCTTAACATACAACTACTGGATTGGCAAAAGGAAGTCTGGTCATCCGACACCAGATTCAAGATTGTAGCTGCCGGTAGACGTACAGGTAAGTCCAGACTAGCAGCATGGATGTTGATAGTCAATGCTCTACAGGCAGACAAAGGCCATGTGTTCTATGTAGCTCCAACACAGGGACAGGCCAGAGACATCATGTGGCAAACACTATTGGAGCTGGCGCACCCTGTTGTAACCTCTAGTCACATAAACAACCTACAGATTAAACTGGTCAACGGTGCAACCATAAGCCTTAAAGGTGCCGATAGACCTGAGACCATGCGTGGTGTATCACTAAAGTTTCTAGTGATGGACGAGTACGCAGACATGAAGCCAGAGGTTTTTGAGCAAATCCTTAGACCTGCCTTGGCTGACCAAAAGGGCGCTGCGCTGTTTATTGGTACGCCTATGGGCCGTAATCACTTCTACGACCTGTACAAATACGCAGAGCTAGGTGACGATGAGTCCTATGAGTCATGGCACTTTACAAGCTATGACAACGAGTTGTTAGACCCAGACGAGATTGACCTAGCTAAAAAGTCTATGTCATCCTACGCCTTCCGTCAAGAGTTTATGGCATCCTTTGAAGCCAGAGGCTCAGAGATGTTTAAGGAAGACTGGGTTGTGTTTGATGAGACACCTGACATAGGTGATTACTACATCAGTATTGACTTGGCTGGCTTTGAGGACGTAAGTAAGAAAAGAACTAAAAACTCTAAGCTGGATGAATCTGCAATTGCAGTAGTGAAGGTCAATGAAAACGGCTGGCACTTAGAGAACATCATACACGGTAGGTGGGACTTAGCGGAGACAGCTAGGAAGATATTTGAGGCTGTGCGGGACTACAGGCCCATCAGCGTAGGGATAGAGCGTGGTATCTCTAAGCAGGCTGTCATGTCACCATTGATGGACATGATGAAGCAGTACGGTAGATTCTTTGTTGTAGAAGAACTAACCCACGGCAACCGTAAGAAGACAGACAGAATCATGTGGGCACTACAGGGTAGATTTGAGAATGGTCAGATTACCTTGGGCAAGGGTGAGTGGAACAGTAAGTTTTTAGATCAACTGTTTCAGTTTCCTGACCCATTGACACATGATGACCTTGTGGATGCTTTTGCGTACACAGACCAACTAGCTAAAGTAGCCTACAGTTATGACTTTGAGATTGATGATCTTGAGGTCTTGGACGTTGTAACAGGATATTAATATGGCAAAGTCAAGAGTCAATGAAGCCGGTAATTACACCAAGCCCACTATGCGTAAGAACCTATTTAATAAAATCAAAGCAGGTGGCAAGGGCGGTAAGCCCGGACAATGGAGTGCGAGAAAAGCCCAGATGCTTGCAAAAGAGTACAAAGCCAAAGGTGGAGGATACAAATAATG